CTGTGGCAGGAGTGCAGAATGCTTCCCAGGATCGGGGAGCGCCAGGAGCGATTGTTCTAAACATGGAGACGATTAACCGGGAGCATCCGGAATACATCGCGCGAAAGGCGACGTGGCGGCGCTACAGGGACCTGTACCTGGGCGGCGAACAGTTGCGGGCGCGCGCCACAGAGTACCTCTTGCGGCGGCACAAAGAACCGGGCCAGGTATACCAGGAGCGACTGAGCCGGGTCTTTTATCAAAACTACATCGGTTCGATTGTGGACTGGTACGCGGCGACGCTGATGCACCGCGAGCCGGCGCTGATGCTGGAAGGAACGGACGCCGGGGCGAAGAACTTCTACAGCCTGCTGGCGAACGATTGCGACCTGAAAGGCACAAGCCTGAGCGAGTTTTTCCGCAAACGATTTGTGGAAGCGCTGGTATGCGGCTCGAGCTATCTGGTGGTGGACTTTCCGCGGACGACGGGGCCGGCGCTGACGCGAGCGGAGGAAGACGCCGCGGGGACGTCGCGCGCATACCTGGTGGACTATGGCGCGGACGAAGTCATCAACTGGAACTACGACCCGCATGGAGGGATGGACTGGGCGGTAATCCGGACGTCGTGTCTGCAGCAGTCGAAGGTGACGGACGCGAAGTGGGAACAGGAGACGCGCTGGATCTACTACGACCGAGAGAATTTTCAAGTTTACCGGAAGGCGGGCGAGGGGAAACCGATCGAGCGAATCGATGAAGGGCGGCACGCGCTGGCCTCGCTGGGCCGGGTGCCACTGTTCCGGGTACGGGTGACAGAGGGGCTGTGGCTGATGAACAAAGCCGCGTTGCTGCAACTGGAACACTTCAACAAGTCGAATGCGCTGGCGTGGGCGCTGACGATGGGGCTGTTCGCGATGCCGGTGATCTACTCGGAACGGGAGTGGAACCAGATTGTGGGCGAGTCATATTACATCCAACTTGGGCCGGAGGACCGGTTTGGGTACGCGGAGCCAGAGGGGAAGGTTTATCAGATCGCGGCGGACAACCTGGTTCAGCTCAAGGATGAAATCTACCGGGTCTGCTATCTGAACAACCAGGCGATGGGAGGGGCATCGAGTTCGGCCAACCAGTCGGCGCTGGGCAAACAACTGGACTTCGCGACCACCGCCGAGGTGCTCGGGGCGTATGGGACGGCGGTGCGGGAAAGCATGAAGCAGGTGCTGTGGGCGGTGGCGGCGGCGCGGCAGGATGAAGTCTCGATCGACGTCGCGGGGATGGACGAATTCGACATCGACGATTTCAGTACGGAGTTGAACGACGCGCAAAAGCTGCTGAACCTTGGCATTCAATCGCCGACCCTGACCAAGCAGATCTACAAGCGGCTGGCGTTCCAATACCTGGCTGACGCAAGGCAGGAAGTGAAGAGCCGGGTGGCGGAAGAGATCGAAGGGGCGGCGGGGTAGGGCGCCTGTTCTACGAGCGGCCCGGCGGCGGAAGACAGGCGACACAAACCGATCGCCTGTCCTACCGAGCGGCGGATCGCGACCCAAGAACAACTTGCGAGGGAGAGGAGTGTATGGAAGGAATCGACGTGCAAGCGATCGTGCGGCAGGCGATCCAGGAATTTGTGAACAACGAACAGGCTAAGGCCGAGCCGGCCCACAAGGCAGAGTTGCAGGAAGAGCGAAGGCGACGGGAGCAACTGGAACGCCGGGTCAACGAGCTGGTAGAGGAGAACAAGCGCAGCCGGCTGGTGGCGGAGGAGGCTGAACGCGCCTCGGCGGTGCGGGCGGAACTGCAGCGTCTGGGCGTGGCGAAGGTGGATCTGGCTTTCAAAGCGGTGCAGGACGAGATCGTGCGGAACGAGGACGGTCGGCTGGTGGCGCGGAGTGAGAGCGGCGAACTGCCGGTTCGCGAGTACCTGGCGGCGTTCGTGAAAGAGAATCCGGAATTTCTGCCGGCGCGCATCCCCGGGGGAAGCGGAATGGCAGCAATGCTGAAAAGCCCCGCAGGCGGTGGCGAGGCGGTGACGCTCGACCGAATCCGGCCGGGCATGAGCGCGGAAGATATGCGGCGGGTACGAGAAGAAATCGTGCGCGTGGCGTCGCAGACCTTAAAGGGTCTGTAGGGACAAGCCCGGCCAGCAGGCCGGCAAGTACAAACCAAGGAGAAAGAATGGGAGCAATTACAACCAATAACGTCGCAAGCGCGATTGTGAAGCTGGTGGCGGCGGACGCTCTGCCGGTGCTGGTAGGGAACCTGGTGATGGGCAACCTGGTCAATCGGGATTACGAACCGGTGCTGGCAAATGCCGGCGATACGGTGAACGTGCCGATACCGCCGACGATGCAAGCCAACAACATCGCGGACGGCAGCACGGTGACGCCGCAGAATCCGAGTCTGGGCAACGCGCAGATCGTACTGAACACGCACGCGGAGGCGACTTTCCAGATTCCGGACGTGACGAAGGTGCTGGCGGTACCGGATTTGCTGAAGATCTACATGCAGCCGGCAGTGGCGGCGATCGCGCAGAAGATCGAAACCGACCTGCTGAACCTGTACGCAAGCTTCACGACGACGGTAGGAACACCGGGCTCGGCGCTGACGGAAGCTACGGTGGATGCGGCGGAGACCGCTCTGTTCATGGCCAAGGTGCCTCCCAACGAGCCGAAGTACATCGTGGTGGACGCGGCGGCCTACTCTGCATGGCGACAGATTCCGCTGTTTGAGGAGTTCCAGACGGCGGGCGCGGCCGGCCTGGCGGCATTGATTGACGGGACGATCGGCAAGTACAAAGACTTCTACGTGTTCCGCTCGCAATTCGTGCCGAAGACAGGGAGCAGCCCGGTGAACACACACAACCTGGCGTTCACACGGGACGCGATCGGCCTGGTGGTTCGCCGGCTGCCACAGCCTCTTCCGGGAACGGGAGCGATTGCGGAGTACGCCGAGTTGGGCAACTTCGGCATGCGGGTAGTGATGAGCTACCAGCCGAACACGCTGGCGCAGCAGTTCACGGTGGACGTGCTGTACGGATGCGGCGTGCTGCGCAACGCGTGCGGCGTACAGGTCAACACCTAGTGTCCTGTGTTCGTTGACAGATTTCCCGAGTGGCAATCACTCAATTACAGGGCCTAAAGGCCGTTGAGTAAATCCCACGCCGGCACGGCTGAAGCCGTGCCCTGATACGAAGCTCCGGAATCATGTTGGGAACTTGTGAGACAGGATGCCTAGCGGGGCGGGCCGGCGGCCGAAGTAACAGGCGGCCGGCCCGGACTGAGAAGCGAGGAGAGCGGGATGGATCTGAGACTGTACTACCAGAAGATACGGGACACGCAAGCGAAGATCGCCGACCCATTTCCAGTGGTGGAGAGCTGCGAAACAGCGGCCGGAGGGGCGGTGGGCAGGCTGACCGAAGTGACGCCAGCTCTGGCGGCGAAGTTGATTGTGGAAGGAGCGGCGCGGCTGGCGAAGGAAGCGGACGCGGTGGCGTTTCGCGAGGCGCGGGCCAAAGCCAAGCAGGCGGCGGACGAGGCACTGGCGGCGGCCAAGGTGCAGATGACGTTCCTGCCAGTGACGGAATGGAACAAGATCCAGGACGCGGGAAAGCGCGCCAAGAACCAGGCGTAAGGAAATGGCACTATTCACCGACGGACCTCCTTCCAGCATCGAAGGCCTGACGACACTGGACTCGCAGTTGCTGAGCGTGGCCAGCACCGAGGGGATCGATGTGACGCGCAAGCTGGAACTGGCGCACGAAGAAATCGGTCTGGACTTGCACGCGTTGCTGAAGAGGACGAGCCCGGCGGACCGCCTGATGTGGGCAGTGCTCAAGCCGAGCCTGGAAAACGTGGTGGTGACGACGGCGCTACGGATCTGGCATGCCTGCCGAACGCTGGAGCTGGTATACAGCGACGCTTATGGCAGCCAACTGAACGACCGGTACATGGGAAAGCGCGATCAGTTCCACGAGATGGCCGTCTCGTATCGCGAGCGGCTGATGGAGGCTGGGGCCGGGATGGCGTCGATACCGGTGCCACGTGCGACGACGCCCGTGCTGGCGGCGGCGCCTGGGAGTCTGCCGGACAACATTTATTATGTAACGGCAGCCTGGGTGAACCGGGTGAACGAAGAAGGGTCGAGCGCCATTCCAGGGGCGATTACGACATCGTCCAGCTCGTTTTCGGCGCAACTCGGGCCGGCGCCAGGGAACGCCACCGGCTGGAACGTGTACGTCGGCATGGATCCGGAGAGCATGACGCTGCAGAACAGTTCGCCGCTCGAGGTCGGGGCGGCCTGGGTGCAACCGGTGTGGATCAGCGCGGCGGGACGCAAGCCGGGGTGCGGGCAAGCTCCAAGCTTTATGCAGGCGCTGACGCGGATCGTGCAGAGGGGCTGATGCCGGCAACGATTGGAAATACGGTAACGGCCAAGACGGTACAGTTGCTGACCGGGGCAAGCGGAGTGAACTTGAGCCTGGAGGCTTTGGCGCTGAGCGGCGAGACAGCAGTGGCGCCGTTGGGGACGGCGCAGATTCGCCCCGAAAACGTGGCGCTTGACCTGGTGGAGCGGGCGACCGCCGTGCAGTACCCGGCAGTGAATGTCTACTGCGAGAAGATCGTGAACCAATTAGTGGAGAAATTCCGGACGTTTTCCGGGATCTCCCAGATGGCGATTGAAGTGCGGCACTCGCAGGACCGGTTGGACGGGTTACAGGACACGGTTGAGCTATACACAAGTGCGGTGATGCAGACGCTGGATGCCAGCCGTGGAGACTGGGGTGGCGGGATGTACTATGCGGGCGGGTATCAGGTTACATTTGGGGCCATCAAAAGCGGGGGTAGAAACTTCGTCCAGATAGCCAAGGTGACATTCGAGATTGGAGTGAGCATTAACTAAGATGGCTTCTTACATTTCCTCAAACGCAAACCGCTTCTATGCGGCGCTGGAGAGCGGGTACGGCAGCGTGGCGGCGATCGTGGCAAGCAACCGGATACCGGCGCTCAAGCTGACGGTGCAGCAGCAGTCCGAGGTCACAAACCGGAAAGACAAGACGGGGAGCCGGACGTTTCCCGGTTTGCCGGCGGGCGGCCGACGCCGCACGACTTTCGATTTGCAGACGTACATGACGAGCTGGCAACCGGCAGCGGGCGCCCCAGCGTACGGGCCGTTGTTTCAGGCGGCATTGGGAGCGGCGCCACTGGTTTTCAATGGCGGGGTGGTGGGCTCGTACTCGAACACGACGCTGGCCTTCGCATCGCCTCACGGGCTGAACGTAAACCAGGCGGTCTCCAGCGGGGGCGAGATACGCTTTGTGACAGTGGTGGTGGACGCGAACACGGTGCAGATCAACGCGCCGTTCACGGCTGCACCAGCGAGTGGAACGACGATTGGCGCGGCCGTGACTTACCGCCCGGCGACGGAGCTGCCAAGCGCCAGCGTGTTCGATTACTGGGACCCGGCGAGCGCGGTGCAACGAATCCTGAGCGGCGCCGCAGTGGATCAGATGGAGATCCAAATCAACGGCGATTTTCACGAGTTCCATTTCAGTGGCGTGGCGCAGGATGTGCTGGACAGCGCCAGCTTCACGCCGGGAGCCGGCAATTTGATGAGCTATCCGTTGGAGCCGGCGATCGGCGCATTCGACTATTCGATTGTGCCGGGCAACCTGGGGCAGGCGTGGCTGGGAACTGAGCCAGCGCAATTCTTCACGGTGACGGAAGCGTCGGTGGTGCTGAAGAACGGGCTGGACACGCGGTCGCGGGAATTCGGCTTCAGCCTTCCACAAGCGATCGCGCCGGGACAAAGAACGGTGGAGGCATCGATCGGACTTTACAGCCAGACCGACAGCGCGACAGCGGCGTTGTACCAGGCGGCGCGGCGGCAAACGCCAATCAGCGTGATGTTCCAACTCGGCCAGTTGCAGAACCAGGTGATGGGCGTGCACCTGCAAAGCGTGATTCCGGAGGTTCCGCAGTTTGACGACAGCGCGAACCGGCTGCAATGGGCGTTCAAGCCATCGCGGGCGCAGGGCACGGTAGACGACGAAATCGCGGTCGCGTTTGGATAGCATGACATACGAGAGCGTGAAGGATGTGGAGTCGAAGATAGCGCCGGAAGTCAGGTACCGCATCGCGCGGATGTCTTTTGCGCGGCGCGTGGAACTGATGCGGCAGGTGCGGGAGCTGGCGCGGCGCGTGGAGTTTCTGGAGGCGGGCCAGGAGCCGGGCGGAAAAATGGAAGCGGCGCTGGTGCAGGCCGAGGTCGACCGGTTGTATCTGGTGTGGGGCCTGGTGGAGGTCTCCGGCCTGGCGCTAGACGGGGCGGCGGCAACACCGGCGGCGCTGGCGGAAAGCGGACCCGAAGACTTGTTTCGGGAAGCGCTGGCGGCCGTCAAGGCCGAGACGGGCTTGAGCGTTGTAGAACGAAAAAACTAATCGTCGCCTTTCATTTTCAATTCTCCAACCAGGCCGGGTGGAGGTGCGACGTTTGCCGGAAGTCCGGCCTGGAAGTAAAGCGCAGGTGCGGCTGGCTGCCGGTGGTAGACGAAGGCGGGCCACCGGTGTGGGCGCGCAGAGGGGTGAGCCTGGGGACGTGCCCCAAGTCGTTGATCACTGCGGAGAGCCAAACGACGGTGGAGGAGTTTTTTGTTCGAAGGCGGCTGGGCCTGATGAACGAAGAGCATCTCACGGCGCGGCAGGTTGAAGCGTTCGCCATTCTGGAAAAGGAACTCGCGGCGCGGAGGCGGCCGGAACGGATTTTTCGGGTAGCTCCGCTGCGAAGCAGACTGACGGACTGACCGAAAGCCCGTTGGCGGACGCCGCTTCCAGCCCAGCGCCCGGTCCGATAAGCGATGGTCCTCACGGCCAGGGTTACGAAGCGACTCCCGTGGGCACGAGCACTAAGGGCGGCGCGGACAGCGCGGCACAAAGTACGGGCGGGACCGGGAGCACTATCGAATCGGCACTGACGACGTTTTTAGAAGGCGGGCTTGGGATTGTTCCGCTGGTGAGCAGCCTGTTGGGATTGTTCGGCGGGGGCAGTTCGGCTCCCCCTCAACTCGAGAAGTACCAGCAGCCTTCTGCAATCGACTTTATGAGTGCGGATACGCCGAACGGACTGGTGGCGGCGGACTATGACCAGTTGGGGATGCCGCGGCTAGCCGATACCCCGCTGCCGACCTCGACGGCTGCAGGTTCCTTCGGAGCCAGCGGCTCCTCCGCGGCGGGAAATGGAAACAGCGCCGGGCAGAGCGGAACACCAATGCCGCAAGTGACGGTGAACATACAGGCGATGGATGCGCAGTCTATTCTGGACCGGAGCGGCGACATCGCGCAGGCAGTACGCAGCGCGATGCTAAACATGAGCACGATCAACGACGTGATTAGCGACCTGTGACATGGCTTCGTTCCCAACTCTAAAGACCAGCGCGGTCGCGCAGTATCCGGCAACCAAAGCGGTCACGTTCCGGAACCAGGTAGCGCGATTTGTGGATGGGAGCGAGCAGCGATACCGGGATTGCGCCGGACCACTGCACCGGTGGGTGATCTGCCTGAGCGAACTGGACGAGACTGAAATGGCTGCACTGGAGCGATTTCTGGAATTGAACCAAGGAAGTTTCGGCAGCTTCTCCTTCACAGACCCGTGGGATAACCAGACTTACAGCAATTGCAGTTTCGCAGACGATGCCATGGACCTGACTTCGGTGGAAGAAATGCGCGGCGGGACCTCGATTACTGTCACGGAAAACCGAGGGTAGCCATGAATGTATATCCGCAGTTAGTAACCGGGGCAGTGAGCCAATTTCCAGTTGTGAAGCGCCGAAGACCGCGCACCGTGGTGAATGCGGCGGCAGACGGAAGTTCCATCAAGCTGGCGGACCCCGCCGGCGCAACCGTCGAGTGGCAGCTGCAGTATTCCAATCTCAGCGATACAGAGTCAGGTGCGTTACAGCAGTTCTTCACGGCTATGGAAGGGTCACTGAACACCTTCACGTTCCTTGACCCGACGGCGAACCTGATCGGCTGGAGCGAGGATCTGACCAACACGGTCTGGCAGGCGGCGCCGTTTCTGACTGTATCGGGCGGCGTGACGGACCCGCTGGGCGGCAGCAGCGCGTGGCAACTGGCAAACTGCGGAGAAGGGGCGCAGGCCCTGACGCAGACGCTGAACGCGCCGGCCAGTTACACGTACTGCTTCAGCGTATATGCGTTCAGCATGCAGCCCTTGACGATACGGCTGTTGCTCGGAAGCAACTCCGTGCAGGCCGCGCTGAACTCACGGTGGAGCCGCATTCAGATCGCCGGCACGGGAGACGCTGCGGCGAGCGCGATCGAATTCGGGATTGAACTTCCGGCGGGAACCACAGTCAGCGTGTTCGGGCCGCAGGTGGAAGCTCAGCCGGCGCCGTCGGCGTACAAAACCGGAACGGCGGGAGGGGTTTATGAGAACGCGCGCTTCCGCGACGATGAGTTCACTTTCACTTCCACCGACGTGAACCATCACTCCGCAACGGTGACTATATTCTATGCAGACAGTCTCTGAGTTGAAGGAGTGTGCGGTCGCCGACACGCCGCTGGTAATATTCGACTGTGCTCTGCCGAACGGAGAAAGCGAACATTGGTGCACGCACGGCATCGCCATTGGAGGCACGTCGTACGCCCCCCGTGTACTGCAACACAGCGCGTTCGATATTCAGACCGCTTCCGACCAGGGTGTCGACGGGAGCCCGACGATCACGCTGCTGCTGGCCAACGCGGACTCACACTTTTCGGAAATTGAACAGAGCACGGGCTTCCGGGGTGCGAAACTTACCGTCAGCTTCGTGTTCTACGATTTACGCAACAACACGCCGCTGACGGACGCCGTCGTAGTGTTCCAGGGGATCTGTAACCCTCCGGATCAAGTCAAGGAAGCGACCTTTCGCGTAACGGCGACGAACCGGATGAGCTTGCAGCGGATGTTTCTGCCCGAAATACGGATTCAGCGCCGGTGCCCCTGGACATTCCCGTCAACGCCCGCTCAACAACAGGAAGCCATCAATGGGGGCGCAGAGGGCAGTTACTCCCTTTACTATCCGTGCGGTTACTCGGCTGGCCTTCCAGGGGGCTGTGGCAGCCTGAATAACGGTGCGCCGTTTACCTCGTGCGGGCACACCTCGACAGACTGCCAGGCCCGCGGGATGTTCACGCGATTCGCGGGAATTGAATACATTCCTCCGGTGATTGCAGTGCGAGGCTACGGCAAGAACTGGACGAGCTCCGCTGTGGCAGTGAATCAGGCGCGTTACAACGACTACGTTCCGATGGCGCATGGAACGGCCTGGTACAATCCACCCGTCGTATTCGCACGCAACGACGGCAACCTGACGCGGATGGAGGTGCTGCTAGGCATCGGGTCGATTCAGGGGGGTCCTGACGGTGCTGGCGAATGGTTATCAGATTCCGCTCGGCGTGAACGGGCAGAATATGACCGGTACCGGATGGTACAACATTCCCACGCTAGGAACGCGAGACGGCGCATTCGATCTCAACTTCCTGAACTCTAGCGGTCAGCCGGCCGGAGATCCCTATGGCGGCATGGCGTACCTGTCGGTGGTGGTGCCGAATCAAATCAGCGACGGGATCTCGCTCCCTTCGGTGCAGGTTCTGGTGCAAGGGCTGGTGGTGCCCAGCTATGACGCGCAAGGGAACAAAATAGGCGACGAGTTCACCAGCAATCCCGTTTGGGTTCTTCATGACATACTGCGGCGCAGCGGGTGGCAGGCTAGCGAGATCGATTACTCGAGCCTGGCGACCGCAGCGGCGTATTGCGACGAGTCAATCAACTCGACGGATCTGAACGGTAACGCCATTAGCATCTCCCGATTTCGCTGCAACATGGTACTGCAGAACAGGCGCAGCGCAGGCGATGTGATTCGAGGAATTCGCAATGCCTCACGCCTGTATTTGACTTACGGTTCGGGGGGCGTCTTGCAGATCAACGTCGAAAACTCGCTCGCCCTACAGCAGCCGACGCAAAACCCTTGGTCCAACAGCACCGAATCGCTGAACGGGGGATGGCCGGTTTACGAATTTGGCGACGGGACCACGGGCGTATCGGGAATCCTGCGGAAATCCACGGGCGAGCCGAGTGTGGTGGTTTCATCGCGCAACATCGCGGACACGCCGAACTCTCTGAGCATAGACTTTCAAGACGACCTGAACGGCTTTCAGCAGGATAGTTACACGGTCGTGGATCCGGACGATGTGGCCCTGACCGGCCAACAAGTGACCGCCACGTTGATGGCGATTGGGTTGCCCGATTACGACCAGGCCGCCCGAATTCTCCAATTCAACCTGGACAAGTCGCTGCGGGGCAACACCTATATCCAGTTTGAGACGAGCGTCAAGGGTTTCGGGATCCGGCCTGGGGACCTGATCACTGTCACGTATCAAAAGGAAGGCTTCAACCGGCAGCCATTTCGCGTCCTCAAGATATCTCCGTCAACTAACTACCGGACTGCAGTAATTACGGCGCAGATTCATGACGATGCCTGGTATCTCGACTCGAATGGGCAAGACAGCGCGGCAGCGGGCGCGAACCAGCAGGGAACAGCCACCATTGGCATCCCGAGGCCCCTGCTGGGGAGCGTGGTGAACGCGAACGGACTGGTGGACTTTGGCATTAGCGAGACGGACACGACGAGCAGCGACGGGACGATTCAGGCAAACCTGGCTGCAACTTTTGTCGCGCCGGCGGCCGCGACCGCAACAGGACCTGGCGTGCCGCTGGTGAGCCTGGCGGCGACGATTGGAACGGGCGGCACACTTGCGGCAAGTCAGGTTTTGTACTACGCGGTTTCCGGCGTGGATGCGGCGGGAGACGAGGGCGCACTTTCGTTCATCGTAACGGCAGTGATTGCGAGCGATAGGTCTTCGGTGACGCTAACGGGGCTCAGTTTCGCTCCCGGCACCAGCAGCTTCAATGTCTACCGCGGGACAACGCCTGCCGAGTTGTTACGAATCGCCTCGGACCAGACGATGGGGACGAGCTTCACCGATTGCGGCGCACAGCCTCAATTGATTGCCCCGCCGGATACGAATTTCGACCATGCGAATTTCTATTGGCGCATGGAACTCCAGCCGGAGATGGCGGCCACGATCTTTTCGCCGACCACGGTGGGCAATGAGAACCTTGAGATGGACCCAAACAACTACCGGGGAATGACGGCGCGTGTCACGCGGGGGACCGGCGCCGGGCAGGAGGCATCGATTGCGAGCAACAACGCGACCATGCTGACTCTCTCGGGAACTTGGGTCGTCGAACCGGACGCGACCAGCCACTTCGTGGTGGCGGAATCGGGTTGGCATTTTGGAGCAATGACCAAGAGCAGCCCGGTGAGCTTCGTTGTCCCCAATCAAGGAGGCGAAACGGTTCAGGTGACGGGGCGGTCGGCGAACGCGGCCAACGTGGAATGCCCTCCAGCGCTATCGACAGTGACGCGGTGGCAGATTGGGGGAAGCGGATTCAGCGACAGCGCCGCGCCGCCGGCGCCGTTCTTTGGCCTGGGTGCTGGAAAGGGCGGCGGGACGCTGGAGTTGAGCGGAGTCTCCTTCAGCGGCCTGACCGACACGGAGACGATCTCAGCTGCGACGCTGGCGGTTTACTATTGGGACGAACTGCAGGGCGCCACCAGCTTCGCGCTCGCCGACGCTATCGGGGCGAGCGACACGACCTTGACGCTGAACGTTGCAGGATCGGCCCAGGCCGGCGGTGTTTTGCAGATCGAAAGCGAGGTACTCGAGGTCACCGCTGTTACCGAGGGCGGGGTTCAGTATGCGGTTCAGAGAGGCGTGCATAGCAGCCCAGCGAGCGCGCACGCGGCGCAGGCAGCCGTCTTTCACCTGACCGGCCAAACGGCGATCGCTGGGTTTGCGCAAGGATTCTTTGGCAGCCCCTATAGCGGCACCTGGAGCTTTCCCGTACCGCTTCCGGACGTGCGGGTGGCGAGCGCGCAACTGTTCGTTACCAACCAAAAAGGGAACAGTCCGACGGCGAGCGCATGCCTGACGCACACGGTCGATAGCGGCTTACGGACGCTGTCGGGCGGTCAGTACTCGATTCAGGTGGACGGGTTCCTGTCGGTAGACCAATCGGCGGCACCGGCCCTGGTGGTTGAAGCGGCGCACTCGGTCGGAGACGTCTACGCGGTGCTCGGCGCAGCGGCCGACGCGCCGGTGCAACTCCAACTGAACGTTAACGGGTCGGCATACTGCCAGTTGGAGTTTCAGGCAAACGAGACTATTTCCAACGATGTTAGCGGGCGAAATCTGCCGCCTCTGGCGGCGGGCGATCAGATCACGCTGGCGGTCCAATCCGTGGGGCAAACCTATCCAGGCGCCGACCTCACGGTAATCATCCGACTCTGATGGGCGATACACTGTCCAAACTCCGTCCCGACCGGGATCTGCAGTGTTACTTCTTTGAGCCATCGGCGATCGCGGCCTTGAGCGAGACGAGCCCGACTGGATTCACGGTTTCCGGTTGCTGGCGGAGCCAATTCGACTGGGCGGTGCTCGAATGGAACCGGGACGACGTCTTCGAATACCCTGCCCTGCGTAATCTTCCCGACGGAAACCTGAGTGGATTGCGGCTGTCTTACAAGGAAGTCCGCACTAACTGCATCGGTTTTGATTCTACGTGGTATCCGACGGTAGCATGGCCCCATCTCAGGATCTGGGCGGACAACGGCGGCGGGGAACAGATCTACGAAGTCCCTTTACTGCAGTATGCGACGGCATTGTCGGGCGCGGTTCCTGCCACAAGGCACTTCGAATTGCAGGGCACGCCAACAGCCGGAGACTATATCGAACTGGCATGGCTGGGCCAGCACTACAATTACCAGTTTGTGCCCGGAGATACTCTGAGCAGCGCGGCGGCGGCTTTAGCCGGCATTATCACCGCGAATCAGCAAACCGGCCTGGTTAGCGCCGCGGCGGACGGTCCGACGATTACGCTCACGTATTTCGGAGTGCCGGGATCAAACGGAAACCGGATTGGCGTGTATGGGACCGTGCATGGTGCCGGAACAGAATCCTGGGAACCGGCTTCCGCGTTGTTCCAGGACGGTGTGTCGCCTGCCGCGTGGCAAGTGAGTCTCGACTTTGCAAACCTGACGGATTTGAACGGCGTCCCGATTCCCGCCGCAAATCTAACGAACATTCGGAAGTTGCGATGGACCTGGGCGGCGGACGTGCAGACGGCGGATTTTCAACGAGGCGAATTCTCAGTGGTCGTGTCGAATTGGACCGTGACCGGGACCGGCCAGCAATATCAAGTAGCGGGGCCTGGCAGCCGCCGGATCGAAGACGATTCCCCGACGCTCACCTACACCGGCAGCTGGGTGTCCGAGATAGGAAACTACTCGGGCGGTTCCATACACTCGACGACAACGCCAGGCTCTGCCGTCGCCTGCTCCTATGTTTCGACGTTTGCCCACATCTTGTATCTAGGCACGCGGGCACTAACGGGCGGTGGACAGGCCACGGTGCAGGTAGACGACGGCGCGCTGATCGTAATCAGCCTGGCGCTGGGAGGCGAAGATGTGCTGATGCGGGTATCGCTGGGGCAACAGACTGCGGCGGTCACACATATCGTCAGCGTGACCCATTCCGGAACGGCAGGCACCTCGGTGTACTTCGACTTTCTGGAGGTCGCCGTGCCGGCAAGCGATCTGCCGACGTTCAGCGCGATGCCCACGACAGCGGCGGCGACGGACTGGGATACAAACCATTCTCTGGCGCTCGCCCCTGAACGAACCGCGTGGCTGGTCGACACCTTGGGATTGCGGGGCCGATTGAACCACTATGCGGGAGCGCTACTGTTCTATGAGCTGGCGTGCCAAGGGAACCAGTACGCATCGGCGACGATCACTTTCGCGGGACAGCCGGAGTTTGGCTCCGGTGGGAAGACCGAGGTTGAACTCGACGGTACGGCGCTGCTGCACTGGAATCTGATCGGCGACACGGCGGAAAGCATCGCCACCTGCTTCGAACTGTTGATCAACGCGGGCTCGAGCGAGGTGTGGGCTCAAGCCAGCGGCGCCAGCCTCACGATCACTTCACGGCTTTTGGGATCAAGCGGCAACAGCATTGGTCTAGGCGTCAATACCAACAGTACGCAGTTCACTGCCAGTCTGGCGACGAGCTCGCTTTCGGGCGGTCAAGATGGAACATGGGTCACGGATCTGACCGCCGTGCCGCGGATCAACCGCGCGGCCCGGGACTGGAGTCTTAGCTTTTTCAAGGCCCTGAAAGGTTATGGCATCAGCGCCACCGCGGCATTCAGCATGGAACTCGGTAACGGGGACCAGAGCACTGGCGCGGGAATTGCTCAACGTTATCCGGACGGCACCGCCTGCACAGTAAGCACGCCAGCTTTACAAACCAACTTCGGACCAGAGAGCACGGCGTTCTGGGAGCAGGCGTACCTCGACATGGCGCAGATCATGCTGGAGGCAGGCGTTCCGCCGTATCTGCAATTCGGCGAGGTTCAGTGGTGGTACACGGCGGCACATGGCGGCATGCCGTTTTATGACGCCCACACGACCTCGGCCTTTCAGACAGATTACGGGCATGCGATGGCGGTTATTCCCAGCCAGAATGCCGACCCGGCCTCCTATCCAGACGAGTGTGCTTTCTTGCCAGGTATAATCGGCCAATTCACCCAGGCGATCATGACTTTTGTCCGGCAGTCAGCGCCAGATACGAAGTTTGAGGTGCTGTATCCGCCGGATGTCAATAACACGCCGTTGAACACATTGATCAACTACCCGACAACCTACTGGACGGCCGCGAATTTGGCTTGTCTTAAGACCGAGAACTTTACTTACACCGGCGATCGCAATCTGGATTTGGCGCGCCAGTCGATCCAGTTGCCGCAGGAGCTCGGTTTTCCGGCGTCGCAGAGCAGCCATCTGGTGGGCGTCGGCGATTACACCACGCCGTGGGCCCGGGAACGCAAGCTGGCGTTAGCGGCAGGAATGGAATCGGTGGCGCTGTTTGCACTCGATCAGTTGTGCCTGATCGGCTACGCCCTGCCGCTCGATAAGAGAGCCGCGCGAGCGAGATTTCTGGGTACTTAGGCCTCGACCCATATAGCGATACCAACGCTCCCTCACGGTCGCGGCTCCGATAGCGTTCCGAACCGCGACCGTTCGGAGCGATTGCCGGCAACCCGGTACGGAGAATCGGGCGGCATCCACGCGCTGCGCCACACGCTATCCTGAATAGCGCATGAGAATCTTCATGATCCTTTTTCTTGCGCTGACCGGGTCCGCAACCGCCCAGCAGATCGACACGATCCAGAATCCCTCCGCCCGCCATGGCGCGAGCCTCAATGGCCGTTGGCAGTCGCTAATGGATCCCTACGAGGCCGGCTATTACGATTTCCACCTCAACCCCATCCCGGACGGCGGGCTCGGCGCCAACCGAGTCCCCAGCGACAAAGGCGACAAGTACGAGCTCACCTTTCTTCCTGCCGCGCCGGCTCTTCAGGTGCCCGGCGATTGGAACACGCAGAGGCCCGAGCTTCTATGGTATGAAGGCAGCATGTGGTACCGGCGGGAATTCGACTACGCCCTGCCGGCCACGCCGCGCCGCCAGTTCCTTTGGTTTGGCGCCGCCAATTACAAGGCCGTGGTCTTCGTCAATGGCAAGAAGCTGGGCCAGCACGAAGGCGGCTTCACCCCGTTTCAGTTCGAAGTCACAGGTCTGCTCAAAGACCGCGCCAACGCGGTGATCGTCAAGGTGGACAACCAACGCCATCCGGACGCTGTCCCGCCTACCATGACCGATTGGTGGAACTACGGCGGGCTTACCCGCGATGTGAAACTGGTTGACGTCCCCGAGACCTTCATCCAGGATTACCAGGTGCAATTGGAGAAGAGCTCGCTCGACCGTGTCGCCGGCTGGGTGCGGCTGAATGGCACGCGCAAACGGCAGAAGGTCGTCGTCCACATTGCGGAAGCGGGCGCGTCGGTTTCGGTCGAGACCGGCGAGGATGGCTACGCGCAGTTCGCCTTCCCTGTCAAGCTCTCGCTGTGGTCGCCGGAGAATCCCAAGTTGTATGAAGTGTCGGTGGAAGCCGAGACGGATCGCGTGCAGGACCGTATCGGTTTCCGCGGTATCGCAACCTCGGGTACGAAGATTTTGCTCAATGGCAAGCCCGTATTCCTCCGCGGTGTTGCGATTCACGCCGAGGCGCCGTTCCGCTCAGGCCGCGTTTTTTCCGAAGCCGAAGCCCGCACGCTGCTCGGTTGGGCCAAGGAGATGGGATGTAATTTCGTCCGCCTGGCCCACTATCCGCATGACGAAGTGATGACGCGCCTGGCGGACGAGATGGGCCTGATGGTCTGGTCGGAGATTCCTGTTTATTGGGCGGTGCAGTGGGAGAATGCGGCGGTCTATGCCAAGGCCGAGCGGCAACTCGCGGAGATGATCTCGCGCGACAAGAACCGCGCCTCGGTGATCCTGTGGTCCGTAGCCAATGAAACCCCGCTTGGCGACGCTCGCACCAAGTTCCTCTCCTCACTGGCCACGAAGGCGCGCGAGCTGGATGCCACCCGCCTCATCACCGCCGCCACCCTGCCGCACGGCGGCGCGCCCAACACCATCATGATCGACGACCCCTTGGGGAAGTCCCTCGACGTGCTGGGTTGTAACGAGTACATCGGATGGTACGATGGACCACCCGAGAAGGCCGACCGCACCAGCTTCCAAACCGTCTATGACAAGCCGCTGGTGATGAGCGAATTCGGCGCCGAAGCTCCCGCCGGCAGCCACGGTGACGCCACCACCGCCTGGACCGAGGAGTATCAGGCCAATGTCTACCGCCATCAGATGGCTATGTTGCAGCGCATCCCCTTTCTGCAAGGTATGTCGGCCTGGATTCTGATGGATTTCCGCTGCCCCCGGCGCTTCCTCACCGGAGTGCAGGATTACTACAACCGCAAAGGCCTCCTCAGCGACCGCGGGGAGAAGAAGGCAGCCTACTATGTGCTCCGCGATTTCTATCGCTCGCCGGCCGCGGCGCCCCGATAGTACGGCGCTTGCTACGGAGCATCGACGACGCAGCGGAAGCCGAGTCCGCCGGAGCGATCGTAGGTGGGCGCCATCAGCAGCAGCTTGCCGTGCTGGTCATTGCGGTATGCCTGCGGAAAATACCAGATCGATCCCTGCGGCTGGTAGTAACTGCCCCCGCGCAGGATGCCGGCTCGCGTGTGCTCATCGATATATTCATCGGTCCACTGCCAGACGTTGCCCACCAGGTCCATGACGCCGAACGGGCTCGCTCCGCCCGGGTGCGCGTCGACGTTGTCGGGGCCGGCCATCGTTCGCCCGGTCTGCGGGGCAGGGACTGCCGCAGGCCGCCAGTCATTGCCCCACGGATAGAGGCGGCCATCGGTGCCTTGAGCGGCATATTGCCACTCCCACTCGCGCGGAAGACGCTTACCGGCCCAGACCGCATAGGCGCGAGCGTCCTGTTGTGAAACCCACGTCACGGGCTTGTTGGCCCAGCCTTCCGGAAACGTGCCATCCTTCCAATCCCGCAGGAAGTTCTGATCGTCCCTGGGATGATAGCGCGATGCGTCGAGGAACCTCTTGAACTGCGCGTTGGTCACCGGATACTTATCGATATAGAAGGAATGAATCGTCATTCGGTGCTCGTGGAAGCGGCGGGCGTCCGGCTCCCAAGGGTACTGCACGTCCACGCCGGCGTCGTTCGACCCTTCGATTTCGATCCCCTCCACCTTGAACAGGAAGTCGCCCGCAGGAATGCGAATCATCCCTTCCGGCGCCGAGGAGGCCGGTGCGGTGGGACGGATGTCAACGAGCTTCTGCGGCAGCGTTTTCCAAACGTTCGAATAGCTCGACAACGGCTGCGCCGTCATGGATTTCATCTTCGCCATGAGTTTTCGCTGCGTGTCCGCTGGTTCGCCATGAGTGGCAAGAACGGCGCCGTAGCCTCGCGCTTCGAGGGGAAAGGACAGCACGTCGCCCGCCGGTTCGCGCGCGGCGTCCAACTCGGACCCCCGATACAAGTCGAAATAGCGGACGCCGTCGCGATGCGGGATCGTCATCTGGCGGCCGTCGATGTCATATTCGTTGCGGTTCACGATGGTCCATACGGTTTCATCGCCGAGCGGCCAGCGGCTGGCGAACACGCCATAGCGATGCACCGGATAGAACGGTTCCCATTCCGGGCTGATGACGAACCCGGCGATGCCGCGTTCCAGAGCCGCCACCCGGCGCGTCGCCTCTGCATCGCGCGGCGTGATGCCGTTCCAGATGCCCCAAATGTTTTCCCACGCTTCCCAGCCCTCGCCGTTGAAAAATGCGTACTGCAGGTCATCTGTCTTGCTTCGATTCCAACGGTCGGAGATGTGCACCATGTGTTTCGGTTCCAGCCAGCGGTACTTATCCACGCCCGGAACGAAATCGAACTGGCCGCCATACTGTCCCCAGGTCATGAGGTTCCAGGCCAGCGCTTCATCCGACGGACCGCCTTCCGGTTCGAACGCCAGGGGATGCCCGGCGCGGTCGGCGGCCAGCGAGAACTCGAGAGGAACTCCGTCCTGCGTGTCGCCGTTGATGCCATCGGCGTCGATCTCTTTCACCAATGCGGCGATCGCGCCGGGCCATGCGCTGCCCGGGTCGCGCGTTCCCTGGTCCCACATCATCATGGGGAAGAGAACGCGCACGCCGCGGCGGTGAAAATCCGCGACCATCTGCTTTATGCCGTCCACGCCGCCGGGCATGCTTCTCACCATGTCCAACTGGTTGCGATTGTCGATGCCCATATTCGGATAGGTCGACCAGATGAGAACAGAATCGATTCCGCCGTACCGTTGTTCGAGGTCGTCGAGGTAGCGGTCAACCGTGTATTTGCCGGCGACAGGATCGTAGAAGTAGCGGTCGTGGACCATCATCTGCGGCTGCATGAAACTGGATTGCGTCCATCGCAGCTCCGGCCGCTCATATCGGGAGGAGTTGTAGCCGATGCGGATCTTCCGCTCCATCCGCCAGTGCTGGACGTCCTTCAGCCAGAGTTGATGGCTGGCTTCGGTGCAGGAGGTGGAACCGCCTTCCCAGGCGCCCTTCATCGTCAGGCAGCCGGAAGCGGGGATGAGCTGGTTCTTGGGGCGATAGACGGCGTCTTGCGATTTGGCTTGGAAAGCAACGGCCAGCAGTAGAACCAGCACGGCGGCTGATCGAACCGGCGCACACGGGTATCTCATCTGAATGTTCCTCTCGAACATTTCAGCTTAAGCCCGAGCGGGCCGGGCATGCCCGGCCCCTACGGAATACCCGCGGCTACCGCTGGTTGGATTTGAGAATCTTCTTGCGCAGGCGAATCGAGGAAGGCGTCACCTCAACCAACTCGTCCTCGCGGATGAATTCGATGGCTTGTTCCAGGTTCAGGATGCGGGGCGGCACCAGGCGGATGGCTTCATCGGCGGTGGAGGCGCGCATGTTGGTGAGTTTCTTCTCCTTGACGATATTGACGTCGAGGTCCTTCTCGCGTGCGTTCTCGCCAATCACCATGCCTTCGTAAACCTCGGCGCCGGGGGCAACGAAAATCTCGCCGCGCTCCTGCAAATTGAAAATCGCGTGGCCGGTGGTTCTGCCGGGCCGGTCTGCCACCAGCGATCCGGTGGGCCGCATTGGGATATCGCCCTGCCACTCGATGTAACCGTGAAAGAGCGAATTCATGATGGCGGTGCCGCGCGTATCGGTGAGGATTTCGCTGCGCAGGCCGATGAGGCCGCGCGACGGGATCAGAAACTCCAGGCGCACGCGGCCCGAGCCGTGGTTCACCATTTTGTTCATCTTGCCCTTGCGCGCGCCCAGCTTCTCAATCACCACGCCGAGGAAATTCTCCGGACAATCGATGACCAGCAGCTCGATCGGCTCCTCGATCTTGCCGTGCACGGTGCGGGTGAGGATTTCAGGCTTGCCCACGGCCAGCTCATAACCTTCGCGGCGCATCATTTCGACCAGGATGGCCAGTTGCAGTTCGCCGCGACCCATCACTTTGAAGGTGTCGTGTCCCAACTCCTCCACGCGGATGGAAACATTGGTGAGCAGCTCTTTATCCAGCCGCTCGCGCAGGTTGCGCGACGTCACCCATTGCCCCTCGCGGCCGGCGAAGGGCGACGTGTTGATGGTGAACGCCATGGCGATGGTGGGCTCATCGATCGCCACATGCGGCAGCGGCATGGGGGTCTCGGCGCTGGTGACGGTTTCGCCGATGGTGATGCCTTCCACGCCGGCGATGGCGAGGATATCGCCGGGCCGGCCCACCGTTTCGTCCACCCGCTTCAGTCCCTCGAATGAATAGAGCTTGGTAATCTTGGTCGTCTGCAGCGATCCATCGCGCTTGGCGACGGCCACGGTGTCGCCGAAGTTCAGCGTGCCATGGAAGACGCGGCCGATCGCGAGCCGGCCCAGGTAGTCGCTGTAATCCAGGTTGGCGACCAGCATCTGCAGCACCTCATCGGGCTCGCCAACGGGCGGCGGGATGTGGGCCAGGATGGCATCGAACAGAGGGCGCAGGTCGGTGGAAGGATCGTCGAGCGACTCTTTGGCCACGCCGGTTTTTGAGATGGCGTAGAGCACCTTGAAATCGAGCTGGTCTTCGGTGGCGTCGAGGTCGATGAACAGGTCGTAGATCTCGTTGAGCACGTCCTGGCAGCGCGCGTCGGGACGATCGATCTTGTTGATCACCACGATGGGCGGCAGATGGGCCTCGAGCGCCTTGGAAAGCACGTAGCGCGTCTGCGGCAGCGGTCCTTCGCTCGCATCGACGAGCAGCATCACGCCGTCGACGATCTTGAGCGCACGCTCCACTTCGCCGCCGAAATCGCTATGGCCGGGGGTATCGACGATATTGATCTTGACGCCCTGGTAGCGCACGCCGGTGATCTTGCTGAGGATGGTGATGCCGCGCTCGCGCTCCAGGTCGTTGGAATCCATCACCCGCTCGACGGTCTGCTCGTTGTCGCGGAAGATGCCACTCTGGTGGAGCATGGCGTCGACGAGCGTGGTTTTCCCATGGTCGACGTGGGCAATGATGGCGACATTGCGGATGGCTGTATTGCTGATTTTCATCTAATGATTTCGATTGGAAGAGTCTCGGGCGCCGCCGTTGGAGGGCCGCGAACCTTCAGTTTAGCATTGTGCCCCGGCACGTGATGGATTTGTCATGATAGGGCCATGCGAGTTCGTGAACTGGCCGAGTGGCTGAGCGCCACGTTTGAAGGCGACGGCGAGAAGGAACTGATCGGCGCGGCGGCGATCGAAACTGCCGGCGCGTCGGAGGTGGCGTTTGTCGGCGGGCGGAAAGCCGCGGCGCAGGCCGAACTTTCGGCGGCGGGGTGTCTGCTGGTGCCGCTCGAATGGCCGAGCCCGTGTTACCGCACTGTGATCCGCGTGCCGGAACCGCGCACCGCGTTCGCGCGCGCGATGAACCGCTTCTACCCGACGGCGGAGTTGAAGCCCGGCATCCATCCCACGGCGGTGGTGGGCTCCGGCGTCGAGCTGGGCGCGCTGGTTTTTGTCGGGCCGCACGCGGTGGTGGGCGATGGAACGCGCGCGGGAGTTGCGGTGAGCATCGGCGCGGGCTGCGTGGTCGGCAAGCGCGTGGTGCTGGGCGAAGGCACGGTGCTCCATCCCAACGTCACCATTTACGACAACGTGGACATAGGGCGCGGCGTCATCATTCATTCCGGCGCCGTGATTGGCGCCGACGGGTTCGGCTACGTGCTGGAGGACGACCGCTGGCACAAGTTTCCGCAAGTGGGCCGCGTCGAGATCGGCGATTTCGTCGAGATCGGCGCCAACTCTTGCATCGATCGCGCCGCGCTCGGGGTGACCACGATCGGCGAAGGCACCAAGCTCGACAACATGGTGCACGTGGCGCACAACTGCCGCATCGGCCGCCACGTGGTGGTGGCGGCGCAAACGGGCTTTTCGGGCTCCGTGGTGGTAGAGGACCACGCCATGATCGGCGGCCAGGTGGGGATCGGCGACAAGGCGCGCATCGAATCGCGGGCCGTGCTGGGTTCCGGCTGCGGCGTGCTCACGTCGAAGGTGGTGCACTCCGGGGAGACCGTGTGGGGCACGCCCGCGCGCCCCTTGCGCCAGCACCTGGAGCAGCTCGCCAACCTCGCCAAGCTCCCCGACATGCGCCGCGAAATGGCAGAGCTGAAACGGCGGGTCGCGGAGTTGGAGAGGTAACCGTCGGTAGGGCACGCCACGGTGGCGCAGTTTGCGCATCAGCGCGGTCGTCTTCAGCCAGCCAAAGATGTGCTCGATCCGTTTCCGCTTCGTAATGCTGATGGTGTAGCCGGGGTGCCGAGTCGTACGAGCATCCAGATGAC